GATATTCTTCCAATGATATTAAATAAGACTGAACTTCAAATTAATAAAATTTGGGATGATATTACTACAAAAATAAGTAAACCCAATGGGCGAATAAATGCCGATTGTATACTATTAAGGACATTTGAATAATGACAACTGATCCTATCAAAGAAAAAATTATGACGCGCAAAAGATTCTCTGCAGCAGTGGAGAATCTAGTTGCAAAGGGTAATACAACATATATTGATGCTGCAGCTTATGTAGTAGAACAAAGAGGATTGGATTATAAGAATCTAAAGAAACTTTTAACTGATTCTCTTAAGCAAAAGATTGAAGCAGAAGCATCAAGCTTAAATCTTATTCGTGCTAAGAAAGGTAATAAATTGCCTGTATGAATGATCCTTTTGAGTCCTATAAATTATATAATGCTTTAAAGCTACACTTTGAGTCTGACTCTTATGATGCTTTAAAATATAACTATAAGACTTCAATAAAGCCAACATCATTCTTTAAGCGAAAGGATAAATATTTCTTTGCCAAATTAGCAAAGACTTATGAAAAAGATTTAAAAGAATTTTATATTGCAAACTTTAAAAACGATGTTAAGTATGTCGGTGATATGCTTAATGAAGGTGGAGAAAGATATTATCGTGATCATAAAAAGATTATGGAATCTCTTTCATATAAGTTTGAAAATGATATAAATAAATTGAGTGATATGAATGTTTCATTTGATTCTCTCTTAGAAGCAGAAGAAAATAATCATCCATTAATCATTCGGTTATGGATGCAAGGTGATATACTATTAGAAACAGTAGTCATCTTGGATGCCATTACAGGTTTTGTAGAACGTGAAAATAAAAAGATAACTGATACAATTATTTGGCCAGATATCTATCGTAAGATTATGAAATACAAACCATTTGTAAAGTTCAATAAAGATAAGTCAATTGATTTATTGAAAAAGTCCTTTACAACACCACAATAATGTGGTATAATATAAACTATAATATTATGTATAAAGTGGATAATTCAGTAATATACAGGAGAAATATATGTCACTAGAAAACCTAAAGAGCTTACGAGGCTCATCAATCGATAAACTCGTAAAAGCAGCAGAAGCTGTATCCACAACAAAAACAGAAACAAAGTCTTATGACGATGATCGTTTTTGGAAACCAACCAGAGATAAAGCAGGAAATGGTTATGCCGTTATTCGATTCTTGCCACAAAGAGAAGGTGAAGATCTTCCTTGGGTAAGATATTGGGATCACGGTTTTAAAGGTCCTACTGGTCTATGGTATATAGAAAACTCTTTAACCTCTATTAATCAACCTGATCCAGTGTCTGAACACAATTCAGTACTTTGGAACTCTGGTAGAGATGAGGATAAAGCTACTGCAAGGGAACAGAAAAGAAGATTGCATTATGTAAGTAATGTATTAGTTATTTCTGATCCTGATAACCCACAAAATGAAGGAAAGGTATTCCTTTATCAATACGGTAAAAAGATCTTTGATAAGATCATGGATGTTATGCAACCACAATTTGCCGATGAAGAACCAGTAAATCCATTTGATTTCTGGGAAGGTGCTGACTTTAAATTAAAGATCAGAAAAGTTGAAGGTTGGGTTAACTATGACAAATCAGAGTTTAGTTCTCCATCATCTTTATTTGATGGTGATGAAGGAAGACTAAATGAAGTATATGGTCAACTATATGCTTTACAAGATTTCTTAGATCCTAAGAACTATAAAACTTATGATGAGTTAAAAGCTAAACTTAATAGAGTGTTAGGTGTTGATGCGGGTTTCTCAATGGAAGCTCCAGCTCCAGCACCAGTTGTTGAAGCACCAACATTCGCATCTGATGATACACCATTCGCTGAGAATGAAAGTCAAGAAGATGACACTTTAAGTTATTTTGCTAGATTAGCAAAAGAATCGTAGTCGCTTTTGCATTGTTTAGCGGCCAGGCTGGATAGGTATACATATCGCAGTCGAAAATGGGGAGCCATAACGGCTCCCTTTTTTTATCTATTTGATTGTACGGATTGTTCGATAATGTCTGGATTAGATTGAGCAATGAAGATTTGATCACCACCTCTTACGTTAGTGCCTCCTTGGTTACTTACTGCAATCATGCCACCACCTTGAGAATCAGGTAATTTTAATATTGCATTTTCTGCAGATAGGGTATCTACCATCATACCACTTGAAGAATTTTCTGCGCTAACTGTTACACTACCTGATGTGAGTGCTAATGAATCTCTTAATCGAGTTATTGAAGCTGCTGCGGTATCTATATCACCTTGAAAGTTTTTAAGACCTACAAATTCAGTTGCTCCAAATCCAAATAGACCTCCAGTTGAACCACCTACAATTGCTAATTCTAAAACTTTAGTAGCAGCTTGTAAGTCTTCAGCAAATTTTTGAGCATCAAAATCAACATTCACATTTGAGAATTTACCTAATGCCGTTGCAAAATCATCAAATGCATCTGCACCAGCTTGTACTGATGCCGCATTATTACCTAATTCAATTGCTTGATCAATTGGATTTTTTGTACCTGTAAAAAATGATATTACACTTGCACCAAGATCTGCAATTGCGTTTAATCCTTTACCACCTGCAAAAGCTGCAAGGCCAGCACCTAAACTTGCAAGAGCAGTCATTGCAGTTTCTATTTGAACTGGATCTGCTTCTTGTCCAATAGTTAATAAGGTTTCAACTTCTCTTTTAATATCTTCTGCAAAATTATCACCTGCTGTAAACATTGTTAATGCATCAGCTGCACCAGCTGCGCCTTTCGCGGTTGAAAATGCTAATAATCCAGCAGTAATACCGCCCATAGTACCAATAAATGCTGCAGTATCCCAACCAAGGTTTGGTAAAGATCCTATTGAAAGTAATGATTCAACTTCAGCTTTAATATCTGCACCAAAATTATCGCCGGCGCTAAATTTTCCAACTGCATCTGCAACTCCAGCCGCGCCTTTACCTACTGCAAATGCTGCAAGTCCAACTCCTAATCCTGTAAGAGTAGCAACTAAACCAGCAGTATCCCAAAAACCAAGTTGATCTATAGATAAAAGAGTTTCTACATTATTTTTTATTTTTGTAGCCCAATCTTCTCCACTACTAAATTTTGCTACAGCTTCACCAATTCCTCCAGCAGCTGAGCCAAATCCAAATGCAGCTAAACCAATACCTATACCACCAAGTGCTAGTGCTAAAGCTCCTCCTTCAGCAAGCATTGCTCCAGCTCCACCAACTTCATCATTTATTGCAATTAAACTAAGAACATTTTCCTTAATTCTATCAGTCCAACCTTCTTCTAAAAATTTATCTACTACCCCAGCAACTCCAGCTCCGATACCGAATGCTGCTAAACCAATTCCAATTCCACCTAGTGCAAGTGCTAGTGTTCCACCATCAACTAATAAATTACCACCAGCTTCTTCAACGTCTTTATTAATACCAACTAATTTTTGTACATTTTCTGATATTTTATCAACATTCATATTCTCAAAGGTTTCAATAAGTTTAGGTGCGGTATAAAATACAGCTGCAAGTCCTATACCTAATCCAGCTCCTGCTATTCCAACTCCAGATAGTAGACCACCTAGTTTACCAGCTATACCACCTTTACTTTCAGCAGCAACTGTTTGATTTGCAGTTTCTTTTGGCAGTTTACGTAATTCATCACGTATTTCTTCAAAGATAGTCATTCTTTCCATTTGATCTTCTTGACCCTGTAACTTATTAGAGTCAATCATATCTTGGAAGTTTTCAAAACCATAAACGGTACGTGCTTGAAAGTCATTCATAACTTTCTGCATGTTTTTCATTTCTAATAAATGTCTTCGAGTATTTTGACCATCATTAGCAATTTTATTGGTAGACTTATTATTAGCCTCCATTAATGCTATTAGATCAGATATACCTTTTCCGCCTAATGGTTTTTTATCTTCTGCCATTTAATTATTTTCCGCCAAATGCTCTTCCAGCTTCACTAATACCAAATGCACCTAATGTAACCACTACAAAAGATGTATAAATTGTATCAGAGATAACTAAATCTTTTCCCATAAATGCAGTGATTAGATCGCATATACCAAAAATTGTCATTAATGCAAATGATATAAATCCAATTATTGCCTTTTCATTTACATCATTATCATCTAAAAAGATGTCCATGAATTTTCTTTCTGGTGGAGCAAGTCTTTTCTTTGCTTCTGCAGCTTCAAGTTGCATTTCCTTAATAGTATCTTCAGCCTTATCAAGCTTATCAATAAGACCCATATACTTATCTAAATCTATTTCAACTTCGTTACGACTATTGTCTTGTCCTTCAGCCATTATCTTCTCCTTCTATTCATACTTTGTATGCGTTCGTTTTCTGTTTTAATATGTTCCTGTAGTAGAGCTAAGTATATCTCCCTCTCCCACGGCATCATATTTTCAATCTCAGTAAGACTATACTTATGATGTTGCATTAAAGCAAAATTAGTCTGATAAAAATTAGTCAAACTATCATGCGAGAGGCCTATGAAAAAAAACTTTGTAATCCTTTTAATTCAAGTTTATTTTTCTTAGAACACTTAACACATTCATAATCTGATTCATAATGTAAGGCAGGAACACTTAAAAAGAACTGTTGTATTTTTTTAAATTGTTCACTGCTTAATGAATCAATAAAAGCTTGTACTTCTTCTGCTGATTCATTCTTCACATCATATACGTTATCATTATCAAATATTGTATCAATACATTTTGTAATTAAATCCATAACACCATCAATCGAATTTAACCTTTCTGGATCTAAAGATCCAATCATTTCCATTGATGGGTATTTCATTTGAACTCCTACTCCTGTAGATTCGTCCAATGTAATCACTCTATCAAGATTTTTATTAATAATATTAACATCATTAATATCAATTACAATTGGTGTAACACCAGTGCATTCTTCATCTTGACATTTTGCTTGTAGATTCATTTTTTCACCTACAGATTTACCACGTAAATGTAAGAACAAATATTCTATATCAAATACTGTAAGCTCTTCTAGGCTTTGTAGATCATAGCAAGATAATATTATATTTCTTACTGCTTGTGAAATCTGAACTACATCATTAGATTCTAAAGCAATCATTAGTACCTTTTCTTCTTTTACAAGATAAGGTCTCATATTAATAAGTTCTCCAGTACTAGGTAATTCTACCTGATATTGAGGAACATTCAGTTTGGGTAATCCCATTTTTTTCTCCTATTATGTTATCAAATCAAGGGCACTTGAAATAGCACTTGCAGTACTACTCAATGGACCTTCTGGTATAAAGTTATCATAACTTAAAGTCACAGTTAATTCTTGAACAGTATTTTCACTACTGTTATCAAGTTCTATAGCAGTTACGGTTGTTGGAAATGCATTTTGCAATTTAACACCATACACTGGTACATTTTTATCATTCACCTGTTGTATAATTACATCAGTTGAAAAATCCTTTTTATATCCTATTTGATAATTGGCCATATCAATAACAGATGATTCCCAGTTATCAAATAGAACTTTTATATAATAATCGTTTGTAAGTAAAAATTTTAATTGCACATCTTCATTTATTGCGGTATATGGTATTGGCACCTGTTGTTTATGTGCTTGGTAATCTATTGTAGTAATTTGTCTTCCTGGAATTTGAGCGCTTTGACATAATAGCGATATGTCTCTTGGGTCATTAATTAAGTTACGTGCACTAAAAGTTCCAGAAAGTAATGATCCTACTAATACTTCTGGATTTAAATTTAATAATGATTGTGTAGGTGGTGTAAAGATTATATTAAATCTATTTGCTTTGGCCAATCCACCTTTCTTAGATATTAATGATTTTAAATTATCAATATTGCTCATTAGCTTCTCGCAATTTTAAGACTTTCTTGCCATACAGATGTCTTACTCTTCTTCTTAAATTGTTCTATTGGTAAAAATATTGCTATCTCCCACTCAGACATTGGTACTCTTGATATACGAGATGCAATATGATTACCTAGGTAATGTTTAAAACATGGCTTAAATTCTTTATATTTTCTTACACCATTTAAAAGATTATATCTTAATTTAGTAAGTCTTGTATTATCTTTTATGTTATTTGGAGCTAAACTCATAAGTTCATCTAAAAATCTAGCTCTTACACCATAATTTAAATAGTGTAAGTTTAATCCATAGAATCCACCAGGT